ATCAGCATTTGAACCTTTTTCAACTCAAGTATTAAGAAGCATAGCATCAGGATTAAATATTTCTTATCATGCTTTGACTAACGATTTGAGTTCAGTAAATTATTCATCCCTTCGTGCTGGTGCTTTAGAAGATCGTGAGATGTATAGGTTATATCAAAGGTTCACAATAGATCATTTTGTTAGACCAGTTTTTGAAAAATGGTTAGAGATGGCTATATCGTCAGGTGCAATATCTACATCACCTTCAACGAATCAACCATTACCAATTAGCAGATACGATAAGTTTGCATTAGCAGCTAATTTTATTCCTAGAAGTTTTTCATGGGTTGATCCACAAAAAGAAATGATGGCATCTATCAATGGTTTACAAGCTGGGGTCGTAACTTTCTCAGATGTTCAAGCTAACTATGGTAGAGATGTTGAAGAACTGTTTGAACAACATGAAAGAGAAACTGCATTAGCAGAACAATATGGAATCAAAACTGCTTATCAACCTTATGGGATGAAAATGCCTGTTGAAGCAGAAATACAAGGTGGAGATGATGGCAACTGATTTTCCAACAAAAGATGAAGATAAAAAAATCAGCTTACGAAACTCAAACTATCCGCAGTTTGATTATGATTTTATTGCTGGTGTCAAAGAAAACGATCCTGATATCTACAAGGCTGGTGGCAACATCAGAGGTAGTGAAGCATTTAATCTTTGGACTAAAGCTAGAAATGGAGAAATGACTGATGGTGTTATCAGTTGGATCAAAGAAAGAGAAGCATGGGCAGCTAGACATTTTGGCGATGGTTCACAATTCAAGTCAGGTGACAAAGCTGGTAGACCATCAAATATTGGCGGAATTATTGCTCAGATGAAATGGGGAGTAATTGGAACACTTGGTGAACAAAAAATGAAAGATGTTGTTTTAGAAGCTATCAAATATGTTGAACAAAAGGAATCTGGTTCAGCAAGTCAGGCACAACAGGATAGACAAGTATCAAATGCAGTCGAAGAAGGACTGAGAAAAAAAGTAGAAGAGCATAACGAAGAAGTCGGTAATGTGGCTTCTAAAAGAACAACTTACAGAACACTTCTTGCAGTATTTGAAAGAGGGATTGGTGCATATAAAACTAATCCAGCTTCAGTTAGACCTAATGTCAGTTCACCTGAACAATGGGCGTATGCAAGAGTAAACAGTTTCCTTTTCGCATTGCGGAATGGAAGATTTCAGGGCGGTAAACACGATACTGATTTACTCCCTGAATCACATCCTTTATCATCAAAAGACAAAGAGGAAAAAGCGATGAAAAACAAAGATGAAAGACATATCATAAATGTTGAAGAATCCGATGATAGTTTTATCATTGAGTTTGCTAAACATGGTGGTATGGAAGAAGAAATGGGAATGGATGAAGAAGATGAAATGGAATCCAGACCTTATCACGATGAAGATGAAGAAAAAGATAAAGACAAAGACAGATCAGATGCAGAGGATATTGTCTATCGTACTGTTGATCTTAGGTCGCATCACATCGATGAAGAAAATAGAAGGGTGAGAATAGGTGTTAGTTCTGAAGAACCTGTAGAAAGGGAATTTGGAATGGAAGTCTTATCTCATTCTGAAGGTGATATAAATACTAGTTTTATTGCTAGTGGCAGATCACCTTTATTGTTAGATCACGATATGACTAAACAGATTGGAGTGGTCGAACAATATAAATTAAATTCTTCTGAAAAAAGGGCGGTGGCTATTGTTCGTTTTGGTCGAAGCGAACTAGCAGAAGAAATATTTAATGATGTCCGAGATGGTATTCGTCAGAATATTAGTGTCGGATATAAGATAAACAAAATGGAACGAGTAAAATCAAAAGAGGATGATAAACCTACATTTAGGGTCAATCATACTCCGCTCGAGGTATCGGTAGTTAGCGTGCCGGCAGATCAATCAAAAGCAGTTGGTATTGGTCGTTCTAAAAACAAACTTTCTAATATAGAGGTAAAAACAATGACAGAAGAAGTCAAAAATGAAATAAACCTTGATGAAGTTAGAGAAAAATCTGTTGCTGAAGCCAGAGAACAATTTCAAAGAAATTCAAAAGAAATTCTTGATCTTGCTGCAAAACACAACAGGCGTGATCTAGCTGACAAGGCTATTCAAGATGGCATATCAGTCGAAGAATTTAGAGGTGTATTGTTAGATAATATTTCTAACGACAAGCCTTTAGAAACTGGTGACATCGGTATGTCTAAAAAAGAAGTTCGTCAGTTCTCAGTATTAAAAGCTATAAATGCTTTAGCTAATCCAACTGACAAACAAGCACAAAGAGCAGCAGAATTTGAATTTGCTTGTTCTGAAGAAGCTGCTAAACACTATGGCAGAACTGCACAAGGTATTATGCTTCCACCAGAAGTTTTAAGTAACTGGAAAACTAGAGATTTAAACGCTTCTGATGATGCGGGTTTGATTGGTCAAGATTTTAGACCAGCAGACTTTATTGATGCACTAAGAAATGCATCATCTGTTATGCCTTTGGCTACTAACCTTAATGGTCTTTCAGGCGATGTAAAAATCCCTAAAAAGACTTCTGCTTCAACTGCACAATTCATTTCAAGTGAAGGTGGTGCTGCTGGTGAATCAGAAATGGTTATCGGTTCTGTAACTATGACACCTAAAACTTTAGGTGCATTTACAGATGTAACAAGACAACTAATGATTCAATCTTCATTAGATGTTGAAAACTTGATTAGAGATGATTTAGCACAATCTATGGCAACTGCTATTGATAATGCTGCTCTTGAAGGTTCTGGATCAAGCGGAAATCCTACAGGTATTACTAACACTAGTGGTATTAATACTGTTTCTTTAAGTAGTGCTGCTGCACCAACTTTTGCTGAAATGGTTTCTATTGAAACTGCTGTTGCTGTTGATAATGCTTTGATGGGTGACTTAGCTTATATCATACATCCATCTAACTATGGAACTTTGAAAACTACAGAGAAAGCAACCAATACTGCTCAATTTGTAGCTGTTGATAACGAAGTTAATGGTTATCCAGTAGTTGTATCTGCTCAATTGACAGCTAACAACTATGTATTTGGTAACTTCAATGACTTACTCATTGGGTTCTTTGGTGGTCTTGATATAGTAGTAGACACTTCAACTGGTGCTACTGCTGGAACAGTAAGAGTTGTTGCATTGCAATCAGTAGATGTTGCAGTTAGACACGCTGTTTCATTCTGTGCAGCTAGTTAATAACTAGATTGGTACTAGATACAATGAAGGGTGGCATATCGCCACCCTTCGCTAAAAAGGTGAAAATTATGAAATACACAATTTTGAAAGATACTGTTGCAAGTGGAAAAAAAGTTTCTGCTGGTGATGTAGTTGAACTTTCTGAAGATGAAGGAAAAGTTTTAGAAAGTTATGGTAAAGCTGTTAAAGGCGGTGAATCCAAATCAGAAAAAAAAGATAGAAGTGTTGGTTTAGAAACTTCTGAAAAACCTAAAGTCACAAAAAGAAAATCTAAATAATGGCTTTAGAATTTGATGCTGATTTAGATGGTTACTTTGATTCAGATTTTGGTCATGGAATATCTGCTACTTATACTGTATCAGGTGGATCACCAGCAACAATAAAGGTAATCTTAGAAGATGAATTTTTAGCAATGGGTGGTTTATCAGTAGATGTTGAAGGTTCTCAGCCGATTGCTTATTGCAAAACTTCCGATGTATCTAGTGCTGGTCATGGTGATACATTAGCTTTTGCAGCACAAACAACAAAATCAGGCACACAATTTAAAGGTGCTGTTACCTACGAAGTAGTTGGTGTTCAACCTGATGCAACTGGTATAACTGCTTTAGTCTTAGAGCAACAATAATGGCAAATCATATAAGACAACAAATAAGAGAAAGAGTTGGTACAACTTTGACTGGTCTTTCTACTACTGGATCAAATGTTTTTCAATCCAGAGTTTTCAATTTAGAAGAAAGCAATCTACCAGCGATTATTATTTACACAAAGTCTGAAGCTGGTGAATTATTAGAGATGGGTTCAACAAGAACTTTACAAAGAAATTTATCATTAGTTGTGGAAGCGTATGTGAAAGCAATCAGCAACTTTGACGATACAATAGACACTATTGCTAAAGAAGTAGAAGCTGCAATGGCAGCAGATGTAACACATAACAGTTTAGCTAGAGATACTTTTTTAGAATCAACTGAAATCAACTATAATGGTGAAGGAGATCAGCCTTTGGCAGTCATGGAAATGACATTTAACATTTCTTATTTGACTACTGAAGCTGCTCCTGATTCAGCTTTATGAGGTAAGCAATATGGATAAGAATGTGATGATTTCTCCAGATGGTAAGTCAAAAATTACTGTTTTTGATAGCGAAGTGGAGAATCTAAAAGCAAATGGGTGGACACTCGAAGGAGAGTCTGTAAGCAAAAAATCTAAAACAGAGGATAAATAATGGCGGTATTTACTGGAAAAGCTGGTGTTGTTCAAACTGGTTCTAATAGTTTAGCTGAAGTAAGGAGTTACTCAATAACTCAATCAGGTGAAACTACAGAATCTACAGCTATGGGCGATTCAGCAAAAACTTTTGAATCAACTTTGACTGAATTTTCAGGCTCAGTAGATTTATTTTTTGATGATACTGATACAAGCGGTCAAGTTTCATTGACTATTGGTTCATCATTTACATTAAATCTAGCACCTGAAGGAACAGGAAGCGGAGCATTCAAATTGTCTGGATCAGCTATTGTTACAGAAGTAACAAGAACTGCTGCTCACGATGGCTTAGTCGAAATGACAATAGGCTTTCAGGGAACTGGTGCATTGACTATAGGTACTTACTAATAGATGGGTGCAATAGATAATGTAGTTGCTCATTTTGATGCACAAGAAATTATTTCTTTTGAAGTAGCAGAATGGGGAACAGAAGGCGAACCATTAGTCATATATTCAAAACCATTAACACTTCAGGAGAGTAAGAAGCTATATAAAATGGCTAACGACAGCGATCTTGAAGTGATGGTTTATGCAATTATTACTAAGGCTTTAGATGCAGATGGTGAGAAGATTTTCTCATTAGCAGATAAACAAACTTTGATGAATCGTGCAGATGTAGGTGTTGTTGCTGATGTTGCTGGAAAGATACTTGGTGCAATGACACCAGATCAAGCAGAGGGAAAGTAGCAAGCGAGTCTGACCTGTTTGCACAGTTTGCACTCGCTGACAGACTCGGTAAAACACTCAGCGAGATTGAAGCTATGACCATTGATGAAATAACAATGTGGTATGCCTACATTAAACGAAGAAACGATTTAGAAAAAAGAGATGGGTAAACTAGGAAAATTAAGCATTGTTATCGGGACTGTTGATAAGTTCTCAAAAACTTTTAGCAAGGCAAAAGCTGGTTTAGCTGGTATAGGTAAAGCAGCAAAAACATCAATGAAAGCACTAGGCGGAATAAGTCTAGCTTTTGGTACTGTTGCAACAGCTATTACTCTAGCACTCAAAGGATCGTTTCAATTTATAGATGCTTTAGGAAAGACTGCAAATCGGACAGGCGTTTCTGTTAATTTTTTACAAGCATTTCAAATAGCTGCCGAAGAATCTGGATCAAGTACAGAAGGAGCAAGTAAAGCACTTGAAAAATTCAGTAGAAATATTGGTGAAGCTGGAAGAGGTCTAAAAACTCAAGCAGATATTTTCAGAGATTTAGGAGTAGAACTTAGAGATCAACAAGGCAATCTAAGAGGAACTGAAGAAGTTCTATTAGATGTTGCTGATGGTATACAAGCATTAGGTTCTAATGCAGAAAAAAATTCTGCCCTTGCAAATTTATTTGGTCGTGAAGGTATTAAGTTATTTAATGTAATTAATTCTGGAAGTGAAGGAGTCAGGCAACTTACAGAAAGATTAAATGAACTAGGTATCTCTCTATCAGAACAATCTGTCAGAGGTGTAGAAGCATTTAACGATAGCTTTAATATTCTAACTACTCAGCTTAATAATTTAAAAGATAATGTCTTTGTAGCTTTTACACCAGTATTACAAAGTTTTACGAATCAAATAAGCGAGACTTTCAAATCATTTATTAAAGAAGGCGGTGGAGCAGAAGCAATAGGAGAAAAATTTGCTAGTGCTATATTTGATGGTTTATTGAAAGTCATTGATATTCTAAAAATTACAGTTTTAAAGTTTTCGGATTTTGCTACATCAGTTGAAAAAGCTGGATTAAGAATAGCAAAACCATTTAGCTTTTTAGGTAAAGAATTTGAAAGGCTAGATAAAAAAAATGAAGATTTTAAAAATAAAGTAACAGCAGCTTTTGAGGTTGCAACTTCTACTGTAGAAAATTATAAAAACATGATTGGTGATACAACCATTGCTACTAATACTTTAACTGGTTCAACTAATGCAGTTACTGATGCACAAAATGCACAAGCACAAGCATTATTAGATTTACAAAATCCATTTGCAGTTTATAAGCAAACCATTGGCGAACTAGATAAATCCTTGCAGAATCTTGGTGTTGGAACTTTGAAAAAGTTTGAAGATCAGATAGTAAATACTCTGAAAACAGGTAAAGCACAATTCAAAGACTTTGCAGATTTTGTTGTTGAGCAGCTTATAAGAATTGCAGTACAACAATTCATCACTTCTTTATTCTCAGGTGGTTCAGGTAATGGCGGTATATTTTCAAATTTATTTGGCGGTGGTGGTAATAAAAAATTTGTTGGATTTGAAAAAGGCGGAACAGTATCTTCTGGCAGACCATATATGGTAGGTGAAAAAGGTGCTGAATTATTTGTACCTAGTAGAACAGGAACAATAGTACCAAATAATCAATTAGGCATGGCTGGTGGTGGTGTGCCAGTCAACATCACTTATCAGATTCAATCGTTTGATTCTAAAGATACACTACAAGCAATAACTGAAAATGCACCAGCTATATCAGGTATCATAGAACAACAATTTAACAGACGAGGTAAGAGAGGATTTACAGTATGAGTGGATCATTTCCGACATCACCAGCACCAAATTCAGTTCAAGTAAGATCATTTGAACCTACTTTAGTATCTGTAACAAATAATTTAAAAAGACAAGCTAGAACAAGGGGAAGTCAAAGATGGTTGTTATCAGTAAACTATGCACCAATGACTAGAGCAAATTTTGCACCTTTGTATGCTTTTTCAATGAAACAGAAAGGGCAGTTTGATACTTTTACTTTTACACCACCAGTCATTTCAACAACACAAGGACAAAGCGGAGAATCAGCAGTTGTTAATGGTGCATTAGCTATTGGTGTGTCTAGTGCAGCCATAGATGGCTTGTCAGCTTCAACTTCTGATATCTTGAAGGCTGGTGACTTTTTTAAGTTTTCAGGTCATACAAAGGTTTATATGGCTACTGAGGACATGGATTCTAATGGTAGCGGTGAGGGTACTCTAAATTTTGCACCAGCATTAGTAAATGCAGTCGCCAACGATGAAACTCTTACGATAGCTGCTGTACCATTTACAGTAGCATTTACACAAGACTTCACAACATTTGATACCAATGCTTCAACTCTTTTTGGATTTTCAATAGAACTTGCAGAAGTGTTTTAGATGAAATGGATAGAGGTTCAACAACTGCATTTCAAACAGAAATAGTAAAAGATGAAAATAAACCTTTTCATCTTTTATCAGTAGCCTTTGATTCTGGAACTGTATATCTATCTGATGGTAATTTTGCAGTTACTTATGATTCTAATACTTACAATCCTACAGGACACTTTCTTTCTTTTTCAGATATTGTTGAATCAAATCAACTCACTATAGAAACTGTTACTGTTTCGTTATCAGGTGTAGATCAAACTTATACAAATTTATTATTAAGTGAAGATTATATAGATCGTGAAGTAAAAATATTCAAAGCATTTTTGAATGATTCAAATGCTTTAGTAGCTGATCCAATTCAAGTATTTGCTGGCAGAATATCTGATGCTGTAGTAACAGAAGATAATAATTCAAATACAGCATCCATATCCATAACTTGTTCTAGTCAATTTGTAGATTTTGATAAAACAAATGGTAGATATACAAACCTTGAATCCCAACAAACTTTTTTTTCTGACGATACAGGACTTAGATATTCTTCAGTCATATTAAAAGATATTACATGGGGAGTTGAAGGTTCAGCTAAAGGAAGTGGATTTGTAGCTACACAATCTGGCATTACATCAGTTCAACACGCTGAAAATGCTGGATCAAAAACTTTTTTAGAAGGTGATCAACCAACTAATCCATCCTTATCAATTCAAACAATATCTGGTGCTAGAAGGCTACATTTTAGATATGGTGGTGTAACTGTCGGAGTAAACGAAACTGTCATTGTAGATGGTGTTCCTACTACAGTTTTTGATAATGGCGATGTGATACAACCTTTAAATAATCGTGAACTTACAGTACAGACTTTAGATGCAGATGGTCAAGGATTTGCAACTAATCTACCAGATGATGCAACAATAACTTCAGATCATACTGATTTATTTGGTGGCAACGAAGTAACAGTAAATGATTTACCTGTTCCACCTGTATTGATAGAAACACAAAATGGATCAGCAGATATAACTATAAATGCAAATAATTTTATTGATGTAAATGATTTTGTAATATTAGATTCTAACGCTGTAGATGTTGGCGGTTTTGTTTTTGATGGATCAATATTAAGCAAAGTTAAAAGTGCTACTAAAAATACAATTACTGCTGAAGTTCAACAAACTGTCACACCAACTATAGAACCTTTATCTACGACATCAGGTTCAAGACAAATTATTGTTGATTATCAAAATCATGGTTTATCAACTAGCAGTAAAATTACCATTGCAAATGCTACAGCTACCAATGGCATAGGCACTTCAGAATTGAACAAGCAACACGATGTCTATGCAGTTCCAGATAATAATAGAGTTGTAATACAGGTGACATCTAATGCAACTGCAACCGGTAGAGGTGGTGGCACAAGCATTACAATAGATTCTGCTACACCTTCAAATAATGTAGTAGAAACGACAGCATCATCAACAACAGTAACTTTCAATGATGCTGCACATGGTCTGGCTGTTGATGACATAGTTGATATATCTGGTTTGCATGATGTTGGTGGTTTGACATCTGACTCGATAGGCAATGAACAAACAGTCGCATCAGTACCAAATGCTAATTCATTTACAATTACATCATCGGTAGCTGCGACATCTACAGATAGAGGTGGTGGCAATCAAATATCCATAACTAGACCAAAGAAAGCAACATCAACAGCATCTAAAGGTAGTGCTGGAATGAAGATAGATGTACCTTTCAAACAAATACGATGAACATAAAATTATTAAATGAATATGTAGAAAACAAAATGGGTATGCCTTTTGAATGGGGTGTCAATGATTGTAATACTTTTGCTGCTGGATATTTAGATCATGTGAAAGGCACAAACTGGTTAAGTGTTTTCAAAGGTAAATATAAAAATAAATTTGGTGCAATCAGGTTTCAAAGAAAATTTGATAAAACACCTAGTTCAGTTTTGTTAGCAGAAGGTCTAAAAAAAATATCTGTTTATGAAATAAGACAAGGAGATATCTTAATAAAAAAAGATAGAATATATGAGATGGCACATATAGTCATAAACGATAAGGTAGTTTCAGTAGATGAAGAAATAGGAACTGCTTCATTACCAATATCAGATTTAAAAACATTTGATGTAGCTTTTAGATTTTGAAATGAAATATTTTAAATACATTTTTCTTATCTTGGTTGCTTTAGTTGCACCAGCTTTGTTTGCTATGCCACAAGCAGCAGTTGTGGGATTTTTTACATCAATTGGAACTGCTGTAGCTGGAACAGTAGGTGTAACTGTTGCTGGAACTACTGCATTAGCAATCGGAGTTGCTACTGTAGTTGTAGCAACAGCAGTAACAGCATCTTATATAGGAAATAAAATGCCATCCTTGCCTTCAACGCTAGAATCAACTGGTGCAAAGGCTTTATCAAACACTCCATCAAGTACAGCAGCAATTCCAGTAATTTATGGAGAAAGAAGAATAGGTGGTACACCTGTTTATTATCAAGTAACAGGTGCAAACAATGAATATCTACACATAGTTTTAGTTTTATGTGAAGGAGAGATAGATTCTATTGAACAAGTTTATTTGAACGATGAACCAGTTTTTGAAACTGAAACTAGAACTTTTACACAAACAGTCAATACAGTTGAAGCAGATATTGGTTACATCATGGCTGGCGATCTCAAAACAAAATTCAAAAATGTTGTCAGAATAAACAAACATTTAGGTAGATCGGATCAAGCTGCTGATCAAGATTTGATAAATGAATCTGGTGGTAAGTGGACATCTTCTGACAAGTTGTCAGGTCTAGCTTACATATATGTCAGACTAGAAGCTGATCAAGATATATTCAGAAACATCCCACAAATTACTTGCGATATAAAAGGCAAAAAAGTACAGGATAGAAGGTTTGTTTATTCAGTAGATTCTGGATCAAACACTTGGGTTGCTGGTAGTGAATTTGTTACTAGATATAGCAATAATCCAGCAAATGTTTTATTAGACTATTTAACAAATACAACCTATGGCAGAGGTATATCTATAAACGATATCAACACAACTTCTTTTACTACTGCTGCCAATGCTTGTGATACTTCAGTCACTTTAGGCGGTGTTTCTGTTCCACAATATACTTGCAATGGCTATCTTGATACAAACGCTTCTGCTTTTGAAAATGTGCAAAAGATACTAACTTCTTGCAGAGGTTCTTTAATTTTTACAAATGGAAAATATAAACTGCTTATAGATACAACTGGAACTGCGGTGCAAACCTTTGACGAAGGCAACATTGTCGGTAACTATGATGTTTCTTTAGGTAATAAAAGTAACAAAGCTAATAGAGTTCGTGCTGGTTTTTTTAATCATCAAAGGGATTTTCAAGGTGATTTTGCAGTTATAGAAAGCGGTACTTTTAGAACTGCTGATAATAACTTAGTTTTAGAAAGGGCAATTGAATTACCTTTTACGACAGACAAAGAAAGAGCAAGAATGATTGCAACTATTAACATGAAGCAATCAAGACAAAGCATGGTTCTAAAATTTACAACTACTATTGTCGGCTTAAGAGCAGAAGTTGGTGATGTTATTTTTGTAAAACTTGCATCTTTGGGTTTTGAAACTTTAAATAGTAACGCTGGAAAAAGATTCAGAGTGCAATCTATGAATCTAAAAAACAATGATGAAGTTGATATTGTTGCTCAAGAATACGATGATGATGTCTATAATTTTGGAACTATATCAGCAGAAGATACAGCACCAAATACTGACTTACCTGATTTATCAACAGTTGGAAAACCAACAAACATAGAAATAAAAGACTT